TCAATTTCTTCCTGACTTTGGAATAAGCCTAACGCTACGAGTCCGAAAGGCTGCATGGAACCACCTGAACCAAAAGGTTTGCCTATTCTGTTTTGGTATTTATATTCCCAGTCTGGTTCGTCGTTGTTCTTCAATTTGTTACGATTATATGTAAAGTTACCTCTTGCCGTTACATAAACATTACCTATCTTCTGTGAGTATTCGATATTACTATCGAAACCCTGGTTCAGTGTTTCACCGATATTGACATAAGGGATAGTGGAAATACCGACAATGGCAGGCAATCCGGCACGTTGCAGGAAGATTCCGGTACGTTCTTCACGGAAGTAATCGGCCTGTACTTTAACCTTGTTGAATAAAGAGAATTCGATACCGACGTTCAATTTCAGAGCTTCTTCCCAAGATGCGTTCAGGTTTTCAACTTCACCAATACGAATACCATCACCTCCTTGATTGGCACTTTGACCGTATTGCCAGTTTCCTCCTCCTACAATAGAAGATTCATATACCCATCTTCTCTGTCCGCCGATGTCATCATTACCTACTTTACCGTAAGAAGCTTTTAACTTTAACATATCAACAGTGTTAGTTATAGGTTCAAACCACTTCTCGTTAGACATCATCCAACCGATAGCTGCTGCAGGGAAAAAACCAAAACGATGTCCGCGTGCAAAGTTTTCGGAACCGTTATAACCGACATTTACTTCAGCAAAATATGTATCTTTGAATGCATAAGTAACACGTCCTGCCAAACCTTGGTTTTTATAAGGAAGTGCAGCGTCTCCGCTACCGGCCTGTGTGTTAGTATGTATTTTCTGATTGTATAGTAACAATGCGCCTACACGATGTTTTTCTGCAAACAAACGGTTGTAGTTCAATGAGCCTTCCAAATAACGTGTCATCGTTCCGCTACGTCCGATTGCGAATCCCAAAGACTCACTTCCGGTATGTACGGGGTCCCATTCACCGTCACCATTATTATCGTCATATATCAGATTGCCTTGGTCGTCTCTCCCACGGGCATGATAGAAAGTCGGTGTTTTGGAGCGGCGTTGCAAGGTAGTGTTCCACGCATCCCATGAGAATTTCAAGTTGGCAGTTAATCCCTCCAACGGTTTCCAAAGTTTACCGATATCTTGCGTAACACCGACAAGTGCTTGTGCCGAGTTCCAGAACTGTTCACGGTATCCGGAGTGAACCAGCATATTCCATGGGTTGAAACCGGAATCGGTAGAAGGTCCTGAAAGTTTTCCATCAGAGTATTCTATCGGGAATGCGTTAGGGGAAGCATTGAACGTATATCCCCAAATGTCGTTATCGTTGTCACCAAATCCGGGACCAAACGATTTTTCATAGATATTAGCCAGATTGACATTCAGCACTGTGCTTTTGGTCAGGTTGAGGTCTATATTGGCACGGAAGTTGAATTTGTTGTAATTAATAGATGAATCGTATCCATATATGTTTCCTGCATTTTTGTAGATAGAGCTTTCATTATAGAAAGAGCCTGAAACATAATATTTCACGATGTCTCCACCACCGGTGATACTTAGATTTACTCGTTGATTTTCAGCCATGTCGTCGAACAAAGCATCAAACCAGTCTACATCCGGGTAGAGATCGGGGTCACTATGTTCCCTGTATTTCTGTATGGTTTCGTCCGAATAATACTTGGTTGAAGAAGCTTCATTGTAAAGTTCCGCCCATCTTGCTGAGTCGAGCATCTTCGGACGTTTGGTAGGACTGGTAAAACCAAACTCTGTGCGTACATTGATTGCCGGCTTACCTTCTTCTCCCTTTTTAGTAGTAATCAAGATTACTCCGTTGGCACCTCGTACACCATAAACGGCAGAGGCCGAAGCATCTTTCAGAATGGAGAATGAAGCGATATCGTCTGTATCTACCAGATCAAGATCACGTTCGATGCCATCTACCAGCACTAACGGAGTGGAAGTTCCCTTAAAGGAAGATACACCACGAATGTAGAAATCCGCGGCACTATTTTTGCCGGGCTCTCCCGAACGGGTCATAGCCACAACACCGGATAACTGACCTGCCAACACATTTGAAATTGATGCTCCGGGAACTTTCAGTTTTTTGATGTCTAGCGTTGAGATAGCCCCAACAACACTTTCTTTTTTCTGGCTACCATATCCGACAACAACAACTTCGTCCAATACTTCAGTATCGGGTTGAAGAGTGACATTGATACTCTTTTGGTCTATGATTGCAATTTCCTGCTTCTTCATACCGATATAAGAGAATTCAAGTACTCCACCTACACCTTCTATCGTGATAGAATATTTACCGTCTATAAGGGGGGAAAAACGAAACGTGTCAATATGTGGTCGGCCTGAAAATGACTGATTGCTTTGGCTGTCAAAGCGTTATGATGAAGTAGGGGAGAGTGACTTGGAAAAACGAAACGTTTACATCGCTTTACATTGGGCTTACATTTTAGCCTCGTTTGAACGCCGTTCAAATGAAATGCTTTACATTGAAGGTGGGATAGGGGAGATTTCGGGTTTGTTCATCGGTTATTCTCCATGAACCTTTCCAGATCGCTCTCATATACAAAGATAGTCAAACGGATCGGTTTATGCAAGTGGAGTGGGGGAGTGCCTGACGCACTTCCCTTTTTTATTTTATCTAAATTATTCCATATAGATGATATTTGGTATATTTGCAATGAAATAAATACCGTATATTATGAGTAAAGTTATCCATGTACATTTGATTTTTGAGAAAAAGAACATCTATTTTGGTAGTATATCGGCCATTTTTGAAACTCTAACGGAGCAACAGGTCGGGATCACCAAGAATAGTCTTTTACATGCTGGACTGGTTGATGACATTGCCAAATACACGAAACGTGCAATGATTATTCAGTCTCGCTTGATAACATGCACCAGAAAGGGCTGAAACAGCCTTAGAACGTCTATAAAGCCGCTTTTTGCGGCTTTTTTTGTATTCGTGTCGGTAATAGTACATCAATGGGAGGCTGCTACTTACTTTGAACGGTTTGAACAGTCGGAAAAATTGAAAGGGTTTACACTTGGGTTTACAACTTGGGTTTACATTTTCTCCATTACAAAAACGAAACGTTTTAATAGGGTTTACACTTGGGTTTACATTTTCGGATTATTTTTTAGCGATTTGTCTATCTATATAATATAGATAGGACTTGTTTTTGCTTGTTTTTAAACTATTTGAGGGGGTAAATAATACATTGATAATATTTATTTACTCCCCTATATTTTAATTCATATCTCTAAAAATCAGTGTTTTGTTGCTTTTTACCCCTTTCACCCCATATAACGCATTTTACCCGGCGCCTGCAAGTGTTGAACTCTCCGCACCTGAAACACGCCCCAAATTGTCCTGTTTAAGTTGCACGATTGTTTGCTTAAGTGCACCTATTTCCTCTGCCATCTCTCGGATAGTGGCATCTTTATCTGCTATAATTGCTAGTAATTTGTCTTCTATTCCCGTACTTTCTTTTTGTGGCAGGGGAGTTGTATTATTAAAAGTGGCAGTTTGTATGTTAATCATCTCTCCCCTACCAGTCAAAAGCCATTCTGAGGACAGATTTTCGCATTTTGCAAAAAGAAGATCGTAGTCAAGTGTGTCTCGCGACAGCCACGAGCTTATAGTTGAGGGAGCAACCCCTATTAACTTTGCAAAAACAGAAGGCTTTCCGTCACTGTAATGCTTTATAATAGCCTCTAATCTTTCTTTTTTATTCATTGTTTTATATTTTGCGAAATTATTTCGCAGATTGTTTTGCAATTTGCGAAAGATGATTTATATTTGCCACGTGTTTAAAGTGTGAACACCGCCCCAAAGCTACAAAAAAGGCTTGAGGTGACAATGAGAAATATAAAAAGAAGAAAAATAGAAGGTTATGAAACGGTATTATTTTGAATTGACAGATCGGAGTTATAATGACCTGGGGGCTTTTATTCCGGATGGGTACAGCAAGGAAGTGGCTGTCAGGCAAGCAAAGAGGTGGATGGCAGAAAACAGTATAGTATTAGCCACCCTTATCGTGAATAGCCTAAGAACATCTAACGTGTTGGATGTAATTAATATTGATATACTTAAAACGAAGATATAATGGAAGCAAAATTTAAAAAGGGACAAAGTGTGAGAATCACCAAGAGGAACGGTGAAGTCATTGATGGTGTAATCCGCGATTGGGACTATAACATTTGTACTTTCGGTCGTGAATATAATGTCGATTATATGAAAGATGGCCAGGTTTGGACTGTGATATGTGTTCCGGAGGATGCCATACAAGAACTCCGATAGATTTCCGGGGCAGTTAGTTCAGTTGGTAGAACACGCCAAACTCCCGCAAGGGAGAGGCCATGGTCCGTGGTTCGAGTCCGCGACTGCCCGCTACAATAATTTAACTTATCAGCGAATTATGAAAGAACGAATAGTGGTAGAATACAGAGAGGTGGGTAAAATAGCCGGTTTGCTGGGTTGTTCCCGGGAAATGGTCTCCCACTCCCTTGCATTCCGCAAGAACAGCAAGTTGGCCCGTTCCATCCGCAAGCTCGCCATCGAGCGCGGTGGAACCAAGGTAGGTGGTAACCCTGAAAAGAAGGAAAGCGATGAAAAGTGAGTTGATGGCATTGTTCGGTGACCAGCTGCGCTGGTTTATACACTTGAACTGGAAGCAGCGCCTTTGTGTACTTTACTTCTGTCTGAATTTCTGTCTGATATTTTCTGTGAGTGAAGACAATTTGCTTTGGGCGCTTTTTGTTGTACTGAACTTTGGGGCTTCAGTACGGCTGTTGAAGAGGCATGTCCCTTTGAATGATTTGGAGGACTGATAACAGAACGGAAAATGGAATACTATAATAATATACTGTGTGTAACCTGTGAAGAGCTTACTTCAGGAGATAATCCGGTGATGAAGTATATAACTTTATACCAAAATGTCCGTCGCGGTAACATCGAAAGTATCAACCGTGGCGGTGGCGAGGGCAATGTAGCCCTGTATTCCTATTCTTCCCTTCCCGAGAAATACAAGAAACGTTGGGTTGAGCGTCATGGCGAGCCCGAGAAACAGATGCGAGAAGAAATGATTCG